CCACCGGATTTGTCAGTAAAATGCCACCTGTGCCCTTGCCGGTGATGGTCGCACCACCATCCGCTCCTTGAGCCAACACCAGACTCGCTCCGCTGCTGCCTCCTGCTAGGGTAAGGTTAGTGGATGCCGCCGTTCCCACTGTGCCAGAATTTACCGTCAGCGTCCCGCCCACGGTGGCGTTGCCGCCAAAGCTGGGGCTGAAGGCATTGAGCTTCCGCGTGCCGTTCGTCGTCCCGTCTACGGCAATGAAGTCGTCAGAGGCCGAACTAGAGGCCGTCGTGGGAAGGGAATTGATGCGAATGTCGGCCATGTTAGGTGACGGCTATGAATTGATTGCTGCTGCTGTCGATGAATCTATCCCCAGACGACGTTACCAAGCTGTAGATGATGTCCGGCTCCACCGTCTGAGGACGGGACATAAGAACATCACTCCAAAACTCCCTATCCGCCGACAGGGGAGTGACCCCCTTGTTCGACGTGAACGGACGAATCAGGATTGGAACGTCAAACTGCATTACAGGTAGTTAAGCTCCTGCACTTCCACCACAACATCCGTGGAGTCATCCCGGATCGCCTTGGCCGCCAAAGCCATGGTGCGCGTCCAATAGGCCGTAGAACCATCGGGATACTGGAAACCAAGCGAGCTGGTCGGGTTGGTTGACCCATCAAACGTCACGCGGGCATTGGCCCCCGTAAACTGCACAAACACGTGGGTGGTGTCAGCATTCAGGGACGAACAAACAGCCGCAGCCGTCCCTCCGATGGTCACCTGAGTGTGCGTGGTGCTATTCTGGGGAATAGCCTGAGAAGGGGTGTTGACGATGCGTGCGTTGGCCATGTTAGCGAGTGGTTGAGTGACGAGCCTGCGTGCTGCTGTGTGACCGGATGCGCTTCCCCACGGTGTTGAAGTTGCGCTGGTTCATCACGTTCTCCAATTCTAGCATAAGCAACGACTCGGCGTAGGCGTCCTCAGCCGCCGCCTTCTCATTCTGGCCGTCGTAGCGCAGGAAGTCGGCAAAGGCCCCGTGGGCGGCATACTGAAACCACTCCTGCGGCACCTGCGTGTTGGTGGTGGTGTTGTAGTCCCCCTCCCACCGCTTCTTGTAGTCCACGTACACCGTCGTGATGTCGTCCGGCGGGGACACCAGCGTGGCCCCATTGCCCGTCACGTAGAACGTCAGCTCAGGCACGGAATACGTGCCGTAAGGCTCTTCCTTGTAGATGCGCAGGAACGTATCTATTGGATTGAGAGTGGCTTGCGTGAATGGCACCACCCCAGCAGACAGCGCCCGGGCTTCCCCGGCCACCAAACACCGGGGCCAATGCTGGTTGCGCCGGTAGGCGTTGTACAGGCGCCGATTGATGAAGGAGGACACCAGCACCGTCTCCTCCGCCGTGAACGCCGTGTTCCCGGTGAGGGCCTTGGTGAGCGTCAGGAGATTGTTGAAGGTGTCGGTTTGCATCAGACGCGATTGGGGGCCAGATGGGGGAACTTCTTCTGATGGTAGCGGATGAACTCCTTGCTGTTCACCTCCTGCCGCCCAAACTTCCGAATCAGCCGGAAATACTCATCGGCAGGGTAGAAGGCCACCGCCTTGCCCAGCCCCGGGATCGTCTTGTGCCCCTTCCACTTCTGAGCCTCGTGGGCGGCCAAAATCTCCTCCTTCTTCTGGTTCACCTTCACCAGCTCAAAGCCAGTGCGAATTTCACGAATCAGGGCATCCTTTACCGCGCCCTCCCCGGGCAGGCTGGTGATGATGTGCATAAAAAAGGGCTCCCCCTGTTTGGAGGAGCCCTAGGCTCCCCCTGTGTGGAGGAGCCCCATTGTAGCAGCCCTGCGGGCTGGTTAGGCGAACTTGTTCAGGTCAAGCACGCGGAGGCCGATGACGATCTCACCAGCGGTGATCGAAGCGACAGCCGCATCCGTCACCTTGATGTAAACGTCGGTTTCGGAAGCAACAGCCGTAACCGCCTTGCTGTAACCCGAGGTGAACTGGTCGCCCGTGTTGAACACGGGAACCGTCATGGCGTCCACATCAAGGGCATTGATGAACTCATCGGGATCAGCCGAGGTGGTGCCGACATCGATGACGAGCGAGGAAGAACCCACGACCGCCACCGTCTCAGCAACACCAACCAGCTCAACCGCCGAATTAGCCGGGAGCTTCGCAATGACGCGAGTACCACCGTTGCCGATGGCAATCAGGTCATTGTAGTCCAGACGAACCACATCGGTGAAACCACCGAGTTCATTGATAGCAACTTTAGCCATTGTAATGGTCTCCTTGGTTGGGGTTAGCTGAGGACCGTGATCTTGCCGTGCGCCGCCGGATGCGCCACCTTGAGGGTGCCGGTCCAATCGACGTAGCCACGCTCACCACCACCCATATTGGGCAGGCGGGTGGAACCGAGCGGGATGAGCTCGCCCACGGCGTAGAAGTCCGGGTTGATGAGGTAGCCGGTGTCCTTGTTGGTGGTGTCCGGCGCGCAATCGGGATTCATATCCACGATGGTGATGATGCCGTGGTCCGACTGATACTGACCGACCGCCAGCTTGATGAGACCGGACGAGCTGTCGGCATTGTACTGCCGCAGGGCGCCGCTGGTCGTGTCAGCACGGGCGAAGTCGGTGACCACCCGGCGGAGCGCCGTGTCAGCCAGCAGCGTCAGCGAGTTGGTCGCGCCGTTCTGCCGGTAGACGGAGGTGATGAGGTTGTTCAGCACCGTCTCGTTGAAGGTGCCCGAGGCGTGGATCGAGCCAGCCGGGGTGCGGTAGTCGGCGGGGACATCCGCCGGACCGGCGGAGTCAATCCAGTCGCCAAGGCCACGCATCGTGTACGGAACGCCGCCACCATTCTCAGCGGAGCGATCCTGCGTGCCGAGGAGGGTCTTCTCGACGTCACGCTTGAGCTCCTTGACGGCCTTCATCTCCGCACGGGCGATGTCCTGCGGGCCAACCGAGGAGACGGCCTGCTGGAAGTCGCTGACGCGGAAGGACCGGCGGCGCTTGTGGATGAAGTTGCCGAGGCGGGCAACCGACTCAAACTTGTCTTCGAAGTCGGTGACGTCCGAAGCCTCGCTAACCGCGTCAGAGACGGGAGCAGACAGCTTATCGACGCCCCACTCAACGAAGGTGGCGTTGCACTTGAACTTGTCAGCCGCGCTGAGGAACGGGGTGTCCGCAGGCGCGAGCGTGTTAATGGCGTCGTGCAGGTCCTCGCGGTTGAGGGCGGCAGAGCCGGGGCTGGTGGTATCGTAGGTGTTCGAGAAGGACACGTTGTTTTACTTTCGTTTGGAGATTTGAGCTGCGCGGAGGGCGATGAAGTCGTTAGGGCTTCCGGTTTGTTTGAATCGGCTTTCAATGTCCTTCAGCTGGCGATCCATCCGGTTTTCAGGCCGGTCGGAGGCCGCAGCAGCTTGGGACGGGGTGGACGGTGGCGACAGCGCGGGGGTTTTGGGCTTTGAGTCCATCTCCAGCGTGCGCCGCCCGTAAATCGAGTTGGCGGCGTGGGCCACCAAGTATTCAATCTGCGGGGCAATTTCAGGGACCAGCTCCTTGGCCCGCTTCAGACGCGGGTCACTCACCATAGCCTCGTAACGCTTGCGAGTGTCATTGTCCTCGCCATCAAGCCACGAGAGCTCGTTCTTGGCCAAAGCCTTGAACTGCTGTTCCATCGCCGACCGTTGCGCCCGGCTCTGGAGTTCCTTCCAGTGGGCAGGGATGTATTTGGTCTGGCGACGGCGAGCATTACGGAGCATCTCCCGCATCTGCATCTTGGTGTAGGACTTGCCGTCGTCGCTTGTGTAGACAACTTCATCACTACCAAGGTCCTCGGCCTTGAAGAGGATGTCCTCCGCCGACTCGATGAAACTGTCCACCTCTTCCTTCTGCTTTTGAAGGTCTTCAACGGTGGCAATCGACTCGTAGGGGTTGTCCTCAACCTTGGCCTCAGGGAGCTGCTGGCGAGTCTGCGCAATGGCAGCCTCCAGCGCCGCCGCCTTCTCCTCCGCCAGCTTGCGTCTGGCAGTGAGCTCGGCAATGCGCTTCAGCAACCCGCTCTTGCCCTTCTGGGCAAGTTCGGAGATTTCCTCATCCGTAAGGTCCTCAACGTCCTTTGAAAGAACTTCCTTCTGGGGTGGGGCCTCGGGTTCAGTGGCGCCCTCCTTGGGCGCTTCCACCGTCTCCTTGGCTTCCCCGGAGGGAACCGACTCAGGCTGGGCGGGCTTGCCGCTCAACTTGGCAATTCGGGCCGACAGGAAGGCGGCGTCCGAAGTTGGCTTGTTTTCCACGGCTGGTTTAGCGTCTGCCGAGTTGGACGTAACGACTTCTGACATGGTTGTTTCCGCCATCTTTGCGCCTTGGCGACTGCGAATTGAGCGGGATGCTATCACACCATTTTGATGCTTGACCCAAAATCAGGCACGGGGTGCTCTGGGGTATGGACCCCAAGAGCCTTGAGCGTCTCCACAACAACGAGGACTTCCTTGCCTTCTTGGAGGATGTCCAGTCGCAGCGGGAGGGCTGGATTGGCCAGCTCCACGACCGCACCACCGACTCGGTGCAACAGATTGCAGGCCGCATCTGCGCCTTGGACGACGTCCTTGGCACAGGCGGCTACAAGCAGCTGAGGGCCAAATGGGCCTCGCTTAGGCAGTGAGGCCCTGTGTCTGAACCTCGCCCATCTGGGCGGGGGCCGTCCCAATCCGCCCAATCTGGGCGTTCTGCATCTGCTGCATCTGGAACTGATACTGCTGCATATACTTCTCCAGACGGCCCTTGAACGCCTCGTCCTGCTGGAACCGCTGCATAACGTCCGGCTGCTGCATATACTGCTGGATGGTTTGCATCGCCACCTGAGCACCGTTGGGGCGAGCCCCCACCTCGATGCCAGCGTAGATTTTGGATAGGTCGTCCGTCACCTGCTTCACCACCTGCTGCTGGCTCTCCTCGGCAGGCTGGAGCACGGCATCCGCCAACACGGGGTTGATGGACGAGGCCATAACCTCCAGCAGGCGGTCCATGTTAATCCGGCCATTGCGGTCGAATTGGACAAGGGACACAAACTGGTTGAGCTGCGTCTCAAGGTTTTCAGGGTCAGCGGAAAGAACATCGTAGTTGACCACGATGTCGAAGTTCTCATTCGGGTCGCCCCGGGAGAACCGTTGCGGATCGGACACGCCCGTGACGCGGAAGAACACCTGCTCCGGGCCAAACCGCTGGTAGCACTTGAAGGACAGCCGGATGACGTCCCGAACGTGGGCCAAAAACTTGTCCACGAAGTGCTGCTGCCGGATGCGGCTCATCGGGTTCTCGTGGTCGAGCCCCATAATGGTGTTGGCCTGCTGCATCATCGTGTTCTCCAGCTCCACGGAGCCGGGATTGAACGGAGGCACGGGGCCAAACTGAATCTCGCCCATCCGACGGTAGGGGATGCGGGCGGCAGGGCCGTAGTCCGTGGGCGGCTGGCCCGTCACGGGGTAGAGCAGCGGCGGGATGGTGGCCATACTGTTCCGGTCGGAACGGCTGTCACGCTCACCCTTAATCTGCCACTGAAGGCCAATCAGCTGCTCAGGCACCGTTGCCAGCTCGTACAGGCGCTTGTTGTCCTCAAACAGCTTGGTGACGACGAAGGGGTAGTCGTCGTAGCCGTTCATCAGCTCAAACTTGGCGTATTTGGGCTCGTCCGACCGGCCCGTGTAACGCTGGTGGAAGACGGTGCAATAAATGCCCTGAGCATTCTCCTCCTTGTCCACCATCCGCTGGTAGGCGTAAATCACTTCGTACAGCTCGTTGGTCATCTCCTGCGCCGAGCGGTTGGTCTGCGTGTTGGTGCGCGGGTCGGTGAGGTCGATGCTGACAGGCTGCGTGGACGTTACGTAGTCCACCCAGTCGGCGTCCCAGCCCTCCGTCGCCACCTTGTTGTGCAGCTCCTGCGCCGTGTGCAGGACGCGCAGGAAGCAATACGGGGCACGCTGGTAGTCGGTGGTGTAGGCCGGGAAGAAGACGTCCCCGTCAGGCGCACAGGCCATCGTGCAGGGGGCGTTGATCGACTGGCGCACCACGGAGAGCTCCGCGCTGCCCGTGTCCCGCAGCTTCTTCACTGCCAGCTTGGCCTTCTTCAGCGTCACCCCCTTAAATTGCTGGGTGAAGAGGTTGGCAATCTGCTCATCAGCCTTCCCCTCAATGAGCAGGTTGGCCAAGTCCGGGCTGGCCTGCGCAATCTGCTGGAGATCGAGCCGCTGCATAAAGGTGCGATCCTCCTTCTTCCAGCCGACGTAGGTCACCATAATCCCACGCTCAAAGAGGTAGTTGGCCCCCAGCTCCATCTGCCGCTTGAAGTCGGGGATGTAGCTGCTCACCATCCACTTCAGGAAGGCCGACGTCACCCGCGCCCGCCCGAGGTCACCCACCTCTACCGGGTAGGCCCGGATGTTCGCCCGCGAGAGCGCCGACATACACAGCGCAACGTAAGTGTTGATAAAGTTGTTGATGAGGGGCACCTCGGTGTCTGACGCCCCTTCAAACGGGAAGGCGTCCGGCCCCCACTTGCGCAGGTCTTTGGCCTTGTTGGGCCAGATGCAACGGCGGTAGTCGAAGCTGTCACGGGTGGAGCTAAGATACCAAGCCAAGTCATTCACCGTCCGGTCGTAGGCGGTTTTGAGGGCAAGGACATCAGGCTGCTTGCCGACGTAGGTGAGGGCCTCGGTGGTGGTGGTGTTCATTCCTTGGGGCAGAGCTTACGCTGCAATCCGACGATGATTTTGTTGCTGAACGACTTGTTGGCCCCCACCTTGTCAGCCAAAAGCTCAGGGGGGACGGGCTGGTAGCACGCGCCCAAGGTCCGGGTGAGGATTTCAAACCCAAGCAGACGATCCATCTGCTCGGCTTGCCACGCCGGATTGAGGGTCGGGTCAGCGCCCGCCAAGAGCTTCGTGTCGGTATGATTTTCCACCGTTGGCGTCCTCGATGACGTCTACGTTGATGAGTTTGCCCACCAGCCTATCACACCAGCTGGGTTTGACGGCCACCAACACCTTGTCCCCCAGCCCGACCTCGGGGATGCAATAAATCCAATGGGGGTTGGGGGCGGCCTTGACGGCCCGGACACGGATGCGCTTGGGCACTGCCAGTGGCACAGCCACCGCCAGCCTCACTTTATCGGCCCCAGCACGGGTGAACCAGTGCTTGCCGTCGATGATGCTGTGCTCATCTTCGGCCAACTTCTCGTCCCGGATGCGGGCTAGCTGGAAACGGGTGATTTTGAGCTCATCCGCAAGGCTCTTGAAGGACACTAGGTCAGTAGAACGCATTCTTAGGGCGGGTTATGGCCATCTGGCCGGGGGAAATATGCCGGATGTCGGCTATGGCAGCGTAACGGAGGACGTCCACAGGGTCTTTCCACGCCTCGTCCAGCCCACCATCAGCCGTATACTCCTGAATAGCCGTAATGATGTTCTGACAGCGGTTGCTGATGTAGATGCGGGGCCGGTTGACGCTGTCCATCGGCTTCTTCCGGTCGTAAGCCATCTTGGTTTGGAGGGCCTGTAGCCCATCCTCGATGTCCAACCCCGGAGCAGGCACAAAAACAAGGCCGTTGTCGCTCAAATCCTCAATGATGGACGACGCCCCGTTCTGGGTTTGGTACTTCTGGGCACCTAGACGGGGGTCAATGAGCCGTTCCAAGGGCTTTAGCCCCCCATCCTGCTCAATTTGGCCAATCAGGGCCACGTAGTCGCCTATGCCATACCCCAATCCCTTGGCCCCGGGGCCGTGCATCCACTTCCCGCCCCGCATCTCGGCCCATTCCCCCACGTTGACGTCCGGCCACTCGGCTACCACGTACCAAGTGTCGCTGGGATCGACCACAATCCAGCACATAAACCAGTTCTTCCGCCCCGCAGGGTCCAGCACCATGTAGTGGGTGCAGTCTTTCTTGGGCACCTTCTCCGGCTCGATGACGTTGACGTCAATGGAGAAGCCCGGGAAGCGGGTGGTAAGCGTCTTGGTGGGCACCCCATAGGCTGCCGTCAAAGTGTAGGCATCGTCCCCCTTGGCCCGACACTGCTCGGCTATGGCCTCATACCCCGACCAAGGGTTGTCCTTGCTGTGGAAATAGACGATGCCCGTGTTCTTGGGCTCGTTCTCCTGAATGTAGGGCACCTCCATCCCCTTCAGGAGCTCCGCCCGCCTCGACTCCATCGTCTTGGCCCCGTCCAAGTAGTAGCGCACCGTCTCCGTCGTCCCATCCTTGGGGGTGAACGTCAGCAGGAGCTTGGACCCACGGGTGGCCAGACGCAGGTAGAGCCGATCCAACATCTCCATCCCCAGCAGGTATTCGTCGCACCACGCCCCGATGTTGGTCCACTTGGGCGTCAGGCTCCCCAGCTCCATACCCTCAAGGATGGTTTGGTTCTGCTGGTATTGGCTGTACGTCTTGAAGATGATGCGGCTGCGGTTGGGCAGCACCAAGCTGTTCCCAGCAAAGCCATTCTGCATCGAATAGCTGATGTAGTGGGTTTCCTCCGTGGCCTTCTTCTTCAGCTCCAACGGCAAGTAGGTGTAGACGGCACTCTGCTGCACCAGAATGGACGTCTCCTGATTCTGGCTGAAGCAATACAGGAGGCTCTCCTCGTTTTCCAAGGCCGCCCTCACCACACTCTTGGCCCCAAACATCGTCTTGCCGCTTCTGTTGGCCCCTAGGAGCAGGAGCGTCTTCCGCCTAGCCATCACCTCCTCCGCCCGCTGCCAATGCGGCAAATCCCATCCATACCTGTAGGGATCGCGCCTGCTGTTGGCGATGGCCTCGTGGTAGAGCCCGTGCAGCTTCACCAGCCCCTCCGGGTCCATATGCGCCATCTCCGCCGCCGTAGGCGGCTTCAGGATGGGATGGGGCTGCCACACTAGGCTCATTGCTGGGGCGTCACATCCTTAGCCACCACTTCCAAAGCATCCGCCTTGAGCTTGGCCCTCGCCTCCTCAATGGCCTTCCGGGCATCCTCAATGGACGGAGCCCCACCCTTGTGCTCAATCGTCACCCTGTTGCCATCCGTGGCCATAAAGAACTTGTCGGCATAGATGCCATAGCTCATAGCCAAGTCCCTGATGTTCACACGCTTAAGAGCTCCCTCATCCTCCGCCAACATCTTCATCTTCTCCTGCTGCAACATCCTAGCCCCCTCAATCAGCTCCATCGCATCCTGCGCCACAATCTCCTTCCGCCTCTCAATCAAGCCCTTATGCCGAGCCCGCAGGCCCACCAGCGTGTACCAATCCACCCCCTCATCCCGGACAATACTCTTCCAACTCCTGCCCTCAGCCATCAACTCCAACAACCGAGCCGCCCGCTCAGGCTGCCTAGCCTCAATACTCCGACCATTCTCCCCAGCAGCCACAATGGCCTTGGCCACTTCCTTCCTGACGGCTGCTCTGGTTTCCATACCCCCATATGGGGAATATTCCCCAACTGTGTCAACATCTACACCTAGTGCATATTTTTAGGAACAATCTTCAAAGGAGGTGTAACTTTTTACCCTCGCCCCCCGTCCCCTACTCCTTTTAATCCCCGTGGAAACAGTGGGGGTGATGCACAGTACACTCAGCCACCGTATCGTGCATACCAAGGGTAGCCTTGGGCAACGGGCCGACTGTGTAATTTTTTTTAACCCACTTGGTGGACCCAATCAAGTTGCGGACCCCGGTGATAGTAGGCCCCCCTCCCCCCCCGTTGCGGGGGGGTGAGGGGCGGGGGGTAGGGGGGGCGGGGGTGCAGGGGATCTCCCCTGCTCGTCGCTGCGGTAGCAGCGCCACTGCGTGAGCAGTGGAGATTCCAGAGGCTGCGCCGGAGGCGCTGGTGTCGCATCTAGGCCGAGGGCGATAGCCCGAGCCATCCAAGTGTTTGAGGCGTGGCTTGGCACGCTCTGGATAAGGTCCAACTCTCACTGTTTGGACGGCTGGCTTGGCAGCGTTCTGGAATCACCCGGGGTGCCCGAGCCGAGGCCGGAGCTCTCGGACAAGCCCCATTGGGGCTTGCCTAGAGCGTAGGCGCGTGCGAACTGACGGCTGGCTTGGCAGCGTGCTGGAATCTGCCCGAGGGGCGCAGCCCATCGGGATAAAAACAGACCCGGGCGAATACCCTGGCGGCCCAGCATCGCGTATGCGGGAACAAAAAAAGGGGGAACC